GATTTCTGTATGTTCTGCTTCATACCTAGCATACTCCATACCGAATAAGGCATTTAGGCCAGGCTCTAATTCTTTCGCTAATTGCGCTCTATTTATTGCCATTATTAAACTCCTGTAGGATCGACATAGAAATGCTCATTAAACTTAACTATAACGTTAACGTTAGCTGAACCTGTAGTACTGTTATCTGGATCAGAGCTAAAGCCCATAATTCTGAAAGTCGCAGTTGTTGCGGCTGTTGTTCCAGATAATTCTACTGCTGACATACCAGTTTTGGTTGAGCCAGAAGTATAAGAAATATCTGCATTTAAGCCAACATCAGTCTGCGCTGGAGAACCTGCGCTCTGAATTTCAAATACAGCATTAGGATCATCTACCACAAACGCTACAATATCGGACGATACAGTTCCATCAGGGTAGTAAGAACTAAAAACAACGTCTCCGCTGCTATTAGTATACTGACAACCCCTAAAGACGCCCACTGATTCATCACCAGCTCCTGCTACTAAAATAGTACCTGTGTTGGTCATCTTAACTAAATCGCCTGAAAAAATATTCCCAGAAGCGCCAGAAGCAATTTTATATTCTGTCGTGCCGCCGTTAGCAACACCAGAACCTAATTTACCTACTACTCTTGCTCCAAAGGGTGCATTTTTGTTAGACATAATAAGTCACCTATATTATTTAAAATTAAAAAAAGTGATGATCAACTACGTTGACCACCGCCAAAAGTTACTTTGCTTGATCTCTCTGGTTTTAACATCGGAGAGCTTGGGTCAGATTCTCTTAATAAATCGTTATCTACAGCTTCTTGCTGAGTGTGCGCACGATTTGCGAAGTAGGAGTTTCTTTCTTCGCGTGTTTCGTTAGGAATCTTAGCCAGCAGCAAACCGCCAACTGAAACTACTCCCGCATGTTTACCGTCATCTAAAGTAGGAAGCTCGAATCCATCTAACTCTTCGGCTCTGACAAGATCGAAACCTTCTCTCATCCTTGAAGTTACATTTTTTCTGTCTTCGCTACCTGCGATTTCAGCTCTAATCCACCTGTAGGTATAACCTTCAGGTGCGGGAGGAGTATCCAACATTGATGGTGGACTCCAGGGTTTGCGAGCAACTTTTTTAGCTCGAGTGTCGGCAGAACGTGGTGTTCTGTTTAAATTTTTTTTATCTTCTGTCATAGTTTTACCTTTTAACATATTTAGCGTACTCGCTAAGCGGTACGTTTAATCTTTTAGCCATTTGAACTTCAGATGGAGACAATTTTACTTGTCTTTTGTTAGAGCCTGGATTACCAGCAACTCTTCCAGCTGAAGCCACCTTTTGTTGAGGCTTAGATTTAACAGAAGATTCTGTAAACTTCTGCGGGAATTCTTTACGAATTCTCCTATCGACCTCAGTATAGTACTCTTCTGAACCAACGTCAAAGCCTTCAGCCTCTAACTGATTGTTGATTGCCATAGCACCCATGGTCATTACTTCATCTTGACCAAACCATTCGTTCTTTTCAACCCAAGCCCGCTCTCTTTCTCCTAGCTGAGGAACAACGTTTTGTTGAGGTCGTTGAACATAATTTTGATAGTTGGCTTGTTGCTCTGCTTGAACATTTTGTTGATATTCTAGTTGAGCTTTTGAAGTGGTTACTTTGTTTTCTTCTACTGCTATTTTTGCTAAAACTTCTTGAGCTTTGGCAACCTTTTCATAATCTGCAACTTCATGCGCATTTTTTAAGGCCGCTAAAGCTTGTGCTTTTTGAGACTTTAGCCTACTTTCTGCTTCTTGTAGATAAGATCTATCTAAGCTTGAAGATCTAGTTTTAAGCTGTTGATTTTCTTCTGCAATTCTTTTTGCATACTCATAAGCAGATTCTTGGCCTCTTTCAGCTTCTCTTAATTTTCTAGTAAGCTTACTAATTCTTTTTTGGACTTTTTCAGAATAGTCTTCTAATTCATCTTCTGCCTTTTCTTTTGGCTCTTCAGACACATCTTCAATAGCTTTTTCAGCCTCTTCATCATTTTCTTCTTTTGGCGCTAGATCTGCAATTTTACCGCTAGGTTTTTCCTCTGGTAAATCTACTTCAACAATCTCACCTTCATCAAACATTTCTTCTTTTTTTGCTTCTTCTGACATATTTGCTCCTTATACTGCAAGGATGTCATTAGGATCTAAAATGGTAGCTATCACTTCGTCATCATTAATGATTCTACATTCAGATTCATCACCTAACTTAAAGCGAGCGCCAGCATATCTTCCTATCAACACCCATTGTTTTTCCTGACACCAAGCCTCAGCAAACTTGCTAGAGTCTTTGTAGCAATCAGGACCCATTTTAACAACATACCCTACAACCGTTGCTAGAGATTCTCTGTCAACTGTTGATTGTACTAAGTGGATTCCACCTTCTGTTACTGCCTTACCTTTGTATGGAAGAATAAGTATTCTCCATCCAGTCGGTTGAGGCATTCTTTCTAAAATTGATTTATCTAAAAGAGTAGGATCTAAAACTCTTGCACTTTGCTCTACATAAGGAATTGATCCCTCGGTAGGAGAAGTTTCTTTTTCTTTCTTCTTAGCTTCGTTTTTGGTTTTGGTTTCTTGTTCTATTGCTTTAGCAACATGGTCAGGTACGTGTATCTTCGGCATCTTCTTGTATTTTTCCCAGCAGCTCCCTAAATGAATTTTCTGCGTCAACGAGAGAGCTGTAACGTCCACACAGATACTGATATTGTGCAAAGTCTTTAGCCCCAGCTAAAATAACATCCTTCACACCTTCTTTTTGAGCCTCAAGTTCTTTTAAAAACTTTTGGCTTATCCAAACTACTGACACTTAATAAATGCCAGAAAACTTGCCACCATATTCGGCAGCGCCCATACCTCTAGCTTTACCTTTTCCCATTCCAGGTTTAGGTGTTGTATTGGCATCAAAAGTTCCTGCATCTGTTTTTAAAGGAGCAAGACCTTTATTACTGTACCTAGCTTTATTCTTGGTTACAGTTGGAGTTTTTTGTTGTGATATCTCAGTTCTTTTTATCATGTTGTTTATTATCTTGGTTAAATAAATTATTTGCAAGTTTTTATTTACCTTGCCCTCTATATTTTTTTCGCCGTTGATTTTTATTAGTTCCAGCGCCATCACTTAAACGACTATTGCCGATAGATGTTTTTTTCTTAATACGAGTAATTTTTTCTTTCGTCCAGCTTTTTGGCATCTTGTTTTTTTAACTCTCTTTCTTTAAGCAATAACATCAAGTCATGCCATCGGTACATGCGTTTATTAACGTCATCCCAATACCAACCTTTAACTGTTTTTGTTTCTGGCATCTAACAATTTAAATCTAGCTTGTTGTTCTAATCTTGCTCTAGCAGTTTCATCTCTAAGCTCTGCTATATCTTCTTGCGCATTAATTCTTTCTCTATCAACATTTATTCTTTGTTGCGCTTCTTGAATTTTTCTTTGTTCAGCTGCTAAAAATTGTTGCTGTTCTATAGATAACTCTTGACCTTTTAGAGCAAGTTCTTGTTTTCTAATTGCAACTAATGGATCTTCATCTTGAGGAGATGAAACTTTTTGATTGTACTCTACCAACAACTCAGCAAGTATTGGGGCTGAGAATTGCGCCAGTATGTCGCCTGCTTGAATAGATAAGTTTTGTGCTTCTTCTGGTGATGCTTGTTGAGCCTGTTGTTGTAACTGTTGGAACTGTTGCATAACCTCTGGTGGCATTTGTTGTTCACCCAATATATCTGCCTTCATTTGCAAATGTTGCATGATATGAGAATGTATCAAAGCTTGAACTTGAGCGTTCATTTGAACAGGTGGTGTATTTAACAAAGACATATGAATAGCAATATGTGCATCATGATTTTGTTGTGGGAATGCTTGAGCTTGCTGACCTAATAACAATTGATTATTTTCAAAACCAGCTTCAATAGGAAGTGGATCTGTCGGAGGTGGTGGTGTAAGTATTTGTTCTATGTTATCTACACCAATCGCTGCATACATTCTTTTATAAGCTTCGTAAGTACCGTTAGGCCCATGAACTTGTGGGTTAGATTGTACTAACTGCATCATCTCTTGAGCCATAGCAATTCTTTGTGACTGACTAAATATATCTGGATTGGACACGGGAAAAATATCAACTCTTTCATCAAAGTCAGATAACTTAATTGTGGTTTCGTTATTTGCTACTGCATAAGGATATTCTTGTGGCAAATATTCTTGAAACACTTGCGATAATATTCTAAATTCTTTCTTTTGAGAGTTATGCAATCTTTTATGAATAGCAGATAAAACTTTTGTAGATCTTTCTAATAAGGCTAATGTAGTGCCTACAGGAGCGTTTGGATTACCTTGTCCTGTATTTATTTCTGCAATAGATGCAAATTTTTGACCAGAATTAACTAACATGTTTAACAACTGAAGCAAGGTTCCGCTTGGTTCTTTAAATGGTAACGGTTGTATTGAATCTCTAAGAGATCCTCCAGGCGCATCAACATCTCTAAACTCTCCTGGTTGTATAGGGGTATCTTCATCTCTAATTCTAATACCTCTGGTTTTAAAACCAGCAGGTAAGTTTGCTAAAGTTCCTGCATCAATTAATTGTCTCATAATTGAGGTAGATG